GCGGTTTGCGTTATCTGGTTCGCGGTTGGTTGTGGACTCTTACGCCGAATGGTGGATCATCTCTCGCTGACCGATTGGCAAGAATAGAGACACGCCAGGAACAGATGATGGAACTTCTCAAGAAGTAAGGGACACTTATCCACATGGCAAGAAAACCTACTAAAGCGCTAGAGGACCAAGGCTATTCAAAACTTGATGCTTACTGCATCGGATTACATGAATACTGGAAATCGTTGCGTAAGGCTGGTTTCAGCGAAGGGATTTCGTTATTTATGATTACGGATGTCCCTTCCTATCCAAGATGGATTCTGCCAGACCCAGTTGATCCCGAGAAGTTTGGGGATTATGAGGACGACGACGAGGACTAATGACAGTAAAACGAATTGCTTGGATCTCAGATATTCAGGCACCGTTCTTTCATGAAGCAGCAGTCAAGAATCTAGGCAAGTTTTTAAGGGCTTACAAGCCTCACCAAACCATCTGCATTGGTGACGAGATCGATCTACCGCAACTTGGTGGCTTTGCTCAACCATGGCAAGAAGTCGAAGGCAACATCGACGAGGATCGTAAACTCACTTTAGAGATTCTCCAATATTTAGGCGTTACGGATGTAGTTGGCTCCAATCATGGAGCGCGTGTTTACAAGTCTTTGTCTCGCAGACTACCGGCATTTATGAATCTGCCGGAGCTGCGCTATGACAAGTTTATGGGCTATGACAAGGCTGGTATTAAGTACCATCCAAACGGCTTTGACTTTGCTCCAGGTTGGCATACCTGCCATGGAGACGCTTTCCCACTATCAAACAAGCCTGGTCAAACTGCCTTAAATGGAGCCGTCCGCATGGGCAAATCGGTCGTGTCAGGGCATACCCATAGACTAGGGCTAAGTGCCCATTCTGAGGCTTCTAACGGGCGCTACGGGCGCATTGTATGGGGAGTTGAGGTTGGCAACTTAGTAGACCTTTCAAGCCCTGGTATGGGGTACACAAAAGGTTATGCTAATTGGCAGATGGGCTTTGTTGTCGGCACATTACACGGCAAGCGCTTTACGCCTGAACTTATCCCGATTGACCCTAAAGATGGATCATTTATTTATCAAGGCAAGCGCTGGGGCTAATGGACGACTTTGCGCTTGACATCCGGCGTTCACTAGATGATGCCGTAGATGAGGGCGAATCGTTATCGTTTCGTTATGCAAATTAACATGTAATTGTCCCAGGAGTGTGAGACCGTAATCCAGTAGCCAACCCAGGTTACAAGAACGGGAGTAAATCAAATGGATCTACAAATGCCAGTTATTGTTTTATTAATGTTAGCGAATGTTTTATGGTTTATCGTTGGTTGGGGCAAAGGCTTTACAGAGGGCAAGCGCGAAGGCTTGGCTATTGGCAAGAACAGTCAGCGCGTGAGTGTTAATGCGCGCTAATGACATCCTTGACGAAGCAAAAGACCTTATTGCAGACCGAGGTAAAGATTACGGCTTGGCAGCTCTCAATCACCTTCGAATCTCCAAACTCTGGAGCGCCTATCTTGAGCGCGACATCGAGCCTCACGAAGTCGCAATCTGTATGGCACTTGTCAAAGTCTCACGCTTACAAGAAACGCCACACCACGCAGACAGTTACAAAGACGGCGCAGCATACATTGCGCTCGCTGGACAAATTGCATCAACTGACTGGGCTGACCTTGACAGTTATTAAATCAGCCCCTGGAGTTTGGTGCGATTACTGCAAAACTCGCTTTGGAGCCAATAATCTACTTGGTCAGAAAGCAGCTAGTTACACCGTCGTAAGCAATCATCCCCGCAGTAATGGCGTTCGCAGACACTACTGCAACGCTTGCGCTATTGAAGTACAAACATGGGCAGATGGATCCGTATGGTCTTTGCCTGAACAAACCGATTACTTAATAGGACAGGATGAATTACCGAATGTTTAATTTAGCCGATTACGAAACAGTTGAAACCCGTCTAGAGAAGTTCATTAAAGACTTCCCTGACTTTAGAATATCTACAGAGATGGAGAGTTTTCAGAATGATCGATTCATTGTTAAAGCATACTTATATCGGACTTTCGCAGATAGCGTGGCGTTTTCAACCGGATACGCTGAGGAGAAGGTTACTGATCGTGGTGTTAATTCAACTTCAGCGCTGGAAAATTGCGAGACTTCAGCGATTGGTAGAGCGCTCGCTAACGGAGGTTATGCAGCTAAAGGTAAGAGACCTTCTCGAGAGGAAATGAGCAAGGTTGAACGACTCAGCGCCAAGGACATCGCTAAGGCTAAGGATGTACCAAGTTTTAAGACTAAGGAGGAAGCACTAGCTGCTGATCCATGGAGTACTGAACCTATTTATGGCGATATTACTCAACCTCCAGCCATAACAGCAGCTGAGGCGATTGCGAATGTTCAAGACATTCTAGGAACTCAGAATCATGAGGAATGTGAACATGGCGAAATGAAGTGGAAAGAGGGCGAAAAGAATGGACGCGCTTGGGGTGGATTCTTTTGTCCAGGAGGCAACATAGCACCGGCACAGAATTGCCCTACGCGCTGGTACAACCTCGAATCTAATGGCAAATGGGGCAAGCAGAAGGCGAGAGCATAATGGGGTTTGTAGAAGTAAAAGTGAACGGTCAATGGATGAACCTGATGTCTATGACTATTCGTTGCCAATTATGTAATGAGGAAGTAGTAATCGCTCACTTGGCTAAGGTCGAGAACGAGGATGCTCCACTTAATGCTACTTGGACTTGTAAGAAATGCCACTCGATCAATGGTTAACGGATACATGGCAGTTTCACAGACTGATGATTGGGCAACGCCGGCTGATGTTTGGCATCAAGCCAACGGTTTTCATGATTTCCAATTAGATGCAGCTGCGAGTTTAACTAATCACTTGTGTGATCAATGGTTTGGCTTAGACCATCCTGACATAAATAGACGAGATGGTTTAGCCGGTCAATGGGTAGGTCGTACTTGGGTGAATCCGCCCTATGGCAGAGGCATTTATGATTGGGTAAAGAAAGCAGCTTTACACGATGATCTTGTTGTCATGTTGCTTCCGTCAAGAACAGATACAAAATGGTTTCATGAGTTTGTTTTACCCAACGCCGATTTACAATTTATTAAAGGAAGGTTGAAGTTTGGGGCAGGTATTTCACCCGCTCCATTCCCATCAATACTGGTGACATTTAATGGCTAAATACTTTATTACCAAAGCACATTATCCAAGTGCTAGATATGATTTTAGCGGTTATGGCGGTGTCAATAACTGCTCTAAATGCGACATTTTTCATCATACTAACGAATATGTTCGTGATGATGGTCTAGTAGTTTGGTTTTGCACAAAGTGCGAGGATCAGTTAGAACTGTGACAAACCATCGCAAACATCGAGGCTATAGAACCCAAAAGGTCATAGCCGAGTATCTGAAACAGTTTTGGGCTTATGCCGATACTGCTGGTGCTGGTCGTCAGGGTGAGGACATTCTCAACATCCCGACGGTCAGTATCGAGGTAAAGGCTCGCTCAGACTTTCAGCCCTTAGCCTGGATCAAACAAGCTGAGACCAACGCTAATGGAAAACTACCAATGGTCATTATGAGATGCAATGGTCAAGGAGAGGATGCTGGAGAATACCTGGCTTTTGTTAAAGTCAAGGACATCATGCCAATCATCTATCAAGCTGCACCAAGTGATGAAATCCAGAGATGCACTCAATGCGGATCTTGGAACTTTGAAGGGAAGGATTGTCTACCATGCCGATTTATGAGTACAAATGCGTAAAATGCCAGATTGCAATGGAAATGGAAAGATCTATACACGAGGAAGCTGATCCAATCTGTTGCGGTGAGTCAATGAGCCGCGTTTATGGCACTTTTGGCATCACTTTTAAGGGAACAGGTTGGGGTCACCAATGAAACGAAACACCGCTCTGACCAGCACTTATGTAAATGGATTTGACAGCGATGGTACGCTAACGGCGCAGAGCCCTTCAGGGGCTCACCGCGACCCGCTGAGGCGGGTAGGTCGCGGGGTGCTAGTTGCTATTGGGATAACTCTGTTTACACCGGCTTATGCCGATGCACCCTATAGGGCAAAACAATTAACTATAAAAGAGTATACAGCTGTATTAGTAGATGATAAATACCAGATGAGTTGTTTAGGTAAACTTTATGGAAAAGAAAGTGCCTGGAATCCAGATGCTGTTAATGGTAGTCATTACGGTATACCTCAAGGTAGATCAGAGTACTTAAAGACTGCACTACCAGAGCAACAGATTATGTGGGGCTTACGCTATATTGATAATAGATATGGCTCACCATGCAAAGCATGGGCGTTCTTTCAACAGAATAACTATCACTAATGGCTAAGCAATCAGCGTTAAGAGATGATGGTAATACTGCGCTATGGCGTAGGATAAGACAAAGAGTATTAACTAGAGATCAGCATACTTGTCAGAGATGCGGGCTAGAGGCTACTCATGTCGATCACATCATTCCAAGAAGGCTTGGTGGTGATGATGGTATGGATAATCTTCAAGCATTATGCAAGCCATGCAATTTAAGTAAAGGGGGTGGCTTTTTTGAGAGCACACCGACAC